TCTTCTGATTGCGGGCCTGGCTTCGGCGGCTGTTATCCGTGGTGAGCGGCAGCACACCGTCCATCGCTTCGTAGCGTTCCGCCGCTTGGCGATATTCGTCGTTCGTCATGTCAAACTTCGAGGCAATCTTCTTTTCTTCCTCCGACAGTTGACGCGGTGGCGGTGGCGCCGCCCCTGGCGGGGTCGGTCGCTCGACCGGATTCAGTTTCTGGCGTTCTTGCTCACGCGCCTCTTCCACCAGCTTGTCCGCATACTCGCCTTTCACAATCTGGTAGGTATAGTTCCAGAACTCCGGATTCATCTGACTCGAGGCATCCATCGTCGCCATCCGCCGCTCGATTTCCGCCGAAAACCGGTTGTAGTCGGGATGCTGATCGCGCACGGTGATGCGGCAGGCGTTGACGATGGCCGGCGTGGCCATCTGCGTCACCCGATTCACCTGGTCCGTCACCTCATCGCTGACGACCCGTCGAACGGAACCTTCCGGATCCCCGAACATGTCGAACTTGGTCGGTTCCTTTTTCTCAGCCTTCGGTGGAGGAGGAGTGTAGGTCGGTGCGGTGCGAATCCGTTCCTGCAGAATCTGCTCGCGCCGGCTGTAGTATTCGGCGACTTCTTCGGGCGATTTGCCCGCCAGTTCTGGAGGTAACTTCGAGGTTCCAGGCTTATCGAAGATCGGATCGGGCTTGCTCAAAACAATTATTCCCCATAAGGTGAATTATTTCGCAATGTGGACAATTCTTCGACCTTAAGGATTGCCTTGTCAAGTCTTTCGATATCTTGGGGCATCATTTCCAGTATCCGTAACTGCTTCGCCTGGCCCTGCAGACGCGCAATATCTAAAGGATCATCGAGTGTTTCCAGCTTAGCGAGGAGGTCCGCCCGAGACAGCCGCAATGCGTTGCAATACACTTTGTAACTCGGATGGTCGAACAGGGCCCTGAGGCTGTTGCAATCCTGGCGGTTGAGCGGCTTGCCCCTGTCCAGGGCTTCCAGCCAGAATTTTGGTGACGTCCGGAATAATTCTTTCCCTGTCTCCGATATCGAAGGCAAACAATATTCGCTCGACCAGATCTCTCGCCCCATCCAACACCATAAGCGAAATTGAATGAACTGGAGACTCTGGCGGAATCTGGCTGACCATCTGTGTAAGCTGGATGATGCTGGAGTAGTACTGCTGAAGAGTACCGGCCATCTGAAGTAAGCTCTGACGGTCGGTTTCGCGATTGCTCGAGGCACTGGAGGCGGTGGGCGCATAGAGGAGCGATCCTTGTCGTTCATCAACTAACCTAAAGGCCTCCTTAATCTTTTCTCCGGTCGGACCAAATTTGTCGAAATAGTCGGGCGCGTACTGGTTATAGCTGAGTGTCGTCAGCCGGCCCAAGCGATGGAAGGGATAGCGCAACCTTCTAATAAAGATGTCTTGCCGCCGGTTTCCTTCACTGAGAAGAGCAAGAGTGGCACCTGTCGCGTAAATGCCTCTCTTTCCGGCGGCTTGACCCTGACCGAAGCCTTGCATCGATGGCGAGATGCCGACATAGCGTTCAGCCAGGGACATCACGAACTGTTCTTCGTCGATCATGCTGTTGTAATTCGTGGGCAACAGCATCGGCTCTAAATCATCCATCTCGTCCAACTCGAACACGAACCCTGGATACCAGTCGGTCGAGGGCGACGGTACATCCGCATAGCGCTTTTTCTTGAATGTGGGAACGTTGCTTATCGTGTTGCTATCTCGTCTGGAATTATGGATTTGCGCGGCTTCTTCCTGCGATTGCTCGAGAATTTCCGGTACGGAGTAGCCGAAATACGAACCCTTGCGCCGAAACGGTCGGAAATCGATAAATGGTTGCTCGCCCTGCGGCATGAAGTTGTAGTACGCGCGTAAGATCGAGTCTTTGCCGGCGACTTGCGGATTGATCACGACGACGATCGGTCGCCGCTTCCCCGCAATGTCATAGTCGAGCCAGCATTCAATCGCCGAATAGGGATAATCGACATCCTTAGTTAAGTTGATGCCGGTCGACTGTGCCGTCGCATCCTCTATGGGTTCGATCGACGAGTCCCGCATCAACATATCGACGGCCGCCGCATTCCATCGTCTGGTGCGCTTCCGATCCATCACGTCCCGTTCGGTCAAACGAATGCGATGAAAGCGGATCTGCGTCTTGGCCAACGAGCTGGCCGTTACCGGAAATGGCCAAAAGTCTTCGAAGGGTATCGGTTCGAACTGCATCCCGACTGTCGTCTTCTCCTGAAACTCCCCTGTCGGCGACATATAGGATGTCGTCTCGTCTGACCAAATCGCCTTCAACGTCAGCGTCCCCACCTGTAAGCTATGGTTCACACAGTCGTCGGCGACTTCAAAACCCTGTAAGTCCGTGTCCCACAGATAATTCAGACCTTTGGCCAGCATGCCCAGCACTTCGTGCGGAATCTGTTCATCGAGCAGGCTTTTCACCTGCCAAAAGGGTTGTGTGCCAAACAGAATCCCCAGGATGCGAGCGCCCGAAATATCGGTGTGCATCCTTATTAGATGGGGCATGAAATTCGAAGCTCGATAGAAAGGTACGGTCCTGACCTTTTGCGCCGGCAGAGCATCGTAGTTCTTCTGCCAGTTGGTGGCTTTATCGTCGATCTGGTTTTGCCTCGCCCGCACCACCATTTGAAAGGTTTCAATCAGATAGCCGGCCAGTTCGTTCTGCTGGTCCTCCGACAGTTCCAAATCGCGGACTTGCATAGCAAATAATTAGTACCACAACTCTTAATAATTCTTGTACGATTCTCCTGACACCCTTAGATGGTCTCCTATTGTCACCCGCACCCCGACCCCAGTGTCCCTCGCACACTTCCGCACTGGGGTCGTTTCTTGCTATATTCATTTCGGATCAGTTTGTTGGGTCTTGATTGTTATCCCCTTTCAAACCCTTTCCAAACCCCAGTGTTTTCATCTAGCGGCACTGGGGTTTTTTTATCCTCTATATAAAGGAGGGAACCGTAGCCGCGAAGTTCATCTAAAAGGCCGTCGCCAAGATGAAACGCAAGGGGACGGAAGGCGCTTTCGGCAAAGCAACAAACCATCGCCCGCCGCCGCAAAAGCCGCTAATATAGATGATGCATCGTGGATAACTCCATTCCACAAGGCGATTCCACAGGGGGCGGGACGGTTCGCTCCGGTGACTCTTCACCACCGGAACCCCGCCCTCGTTATCCTTATATATAAGGTTAGCGACGGAGTATCGCGGCCACTCCCAGCGCTATCGCGATGAGCGCGGCAATCACGATAATGCCCGCCAGCAAGTGAACCAACTTCAGTAACCCCCATAGTCTACTTCGGTATACGCGCGTGGCTCATACCGCCGGCCGCGAGGCGGCTCCTTATCCTGCGAACCCTGGTCCGGATCGTGAATCACCGGCCGGCGCGCTTTACTGATCGCGTAAGCCAATGCATCTAAAAGGTCGACCATCTGACCATGGGGAAAGTGCGTGATCTGCTTGCGGAGCTTCGTCATCCAGATCGCCAAATACACCCGTCCCGACTCAAACGCGACCTGCGCGTAGTCCCGTATCCGGTCCTCTTTACTTCCACTGGGCGGATTGATCGGGCGGGCCCGCATCGGCCGGTGATTCTTCTCGCAGATCCGGCACGGTACTTCGCGCATCCGGATAATCTCCCCAACCTCTTTATGGGCGCCAACCGCTTCATAAAAGTTCTGCCAGCAACGCCACTTATCATTAAAGAGATGCCACTGCTCGACGGCCATGCCAAAACCGCAGTTCTTCGCCCACGCCGACAACACGATGATCCGACCCTTGTGATCCACTCCGATGGTGACAATCGCGTTCTCCGCTGCGGCCGACTTCCCGCCACTCGACGGGTCATACACCGACAGCCGCACCAGATGCGCGACCTCCACTTTCTCGCCCGTATCGCTCAAGGTGATCGAGCGCCGGTCGTCATTCACCGTATACGTCTTGATCCACTGATCTAAAAAGTCGGCACCTTCGCGAGCGGTCGGGTCATTCATCATCTGACAATTGAATTGATACGTCCCCATTCTTTTCCGCATCAACTCCAGATCACGCAGCGAATATCCAATCGTCTTCGCCGGATCATCGGGCGATGGCTGCTTCGGAAAAATCGATTTGCCGTTTTCAATCGCACCCCGCACATACCACTTGTAGCCTTCACGCTGATTTTTGTATTGCCGGTACGGCAGCCGCTTCATGACGTAGCCATAGAGATCGCCTTCCCCATGCTTCCATCTCGTCCCCACGATCAACTCTTCGGCCTGCGCTCCGTTCAACAGCCCTGGCGCGTTCTCAAACCAGGTAATTGCCCTTTTCATTTCCGCTACTGAAAACGCGGCCACCAAGCCAATCGGATCGTCGTAGACAATCAGATCGTAGTGAAAACCCGTATGCTTGACGCCGATTCCGACGGTGTTGATGGTGGGTTCGTCATACGATCTCTTGCGCGGCACCGTGATCGCCGATTCGGACCACGACTTGCCGTAATCGGACGGAATCACATGCGGGTACAACGCCTGGAACAATGCATTCGATTGGATATTCCATTTCACGTCCTGCAAGTTCTTCGAGCCGACATCGTCGTTTTCGCCGACGAACAATATTCGGATCTCCGGATTCTGAACAATTCGCCTCAACACGTACGCTTTGACCATCGATGACTTGAAATACCGGCGCGGCATCAACAGGCCTCGCCCGCGATCCACCTCCGTCGCCGCCAGCCACTCACAGACTGGCGCATGCAAGTCTCGAGTGAGATCGCGATACCCCGCAATGTGGCGGGCAAAAAAATAGACGGATTGCTCCGCCTGTTGCCGTATCCACTCGAAGGCCTGGTCGCTACTGCCGGTCTTCGCGATCTCCAGAATATCCGTCGTCTTCGTCGTCGTCTCCGACGATAAGTCCGTCGTCATCATCCGTACTCTTCTCCTCGATCAACCCCTCCGTCGAGGCCGCCGGTATAATCCGCCCAAACTCCTGTATCTCTTTGGCCGTCGCCGCCATCTGCACCAATAACTCCGGCGTCAACGCCGCTGTCCAGGTCTGCGCCTGCACCTTCTTGATCTTCGACGTGTCTTTGCCGCGATCCGCCAGATCCATCGCGGCCTGCAGCTGAATCTTCTCATTCTCCGAAGTCACCATTAAGTCGTGAATCTTTTGAAACCCCCGAAACGAATACTTCTGTTTCACCTCCTCAATGTTCTTCGGGATATCTTCGCCATCCGTCAGCGCCTTCTCCAAATCCTTCCGCAACTCCGCTTTCGTCTTCTCGAGCTTCGCCTTGAATTCCGGCCGACTGCACCACTCGTGAATCGTTTTCTTGTGAAAGCCCATCAACTCGCCGATGCGCTCCATCGTCACTCCGCGCAGCCGCAAGCGCACCAGCTCGTCGAAGATCACATCGCGATTCGTATCATTTAAAACATGCGTCTTCCCCATCTCAATGCTCCCGATAGATCGCCAGCACCGGCATGTTCCAATGACCCACCAGTCCGGTCGGTCCTGTCGCCACCACCTGCAACCGATATCCCGTATTCACCTCGAGCGCTGTCGAAGCCGGCAACGTCCCCTGATACTGTCCGTTCGACCCCGTCACGTATCCCAAGGTTATCGGGCCCGCCACGCTGAACCCCGTCTCATCCACCAGCGTGAACTCTGCCGTCGCCCCATTCTCGTACTGGTTCTTCGTCTCATCCCATAATCCGATCAGTCGCACTAAATTGTCGCTCGCCACCAACACCTGGACACCCCCCTCCACCTCCACCACGCCCTGCAGCGCCGGCACCGTCTGCACCACCGCATCCAGTGCCCCCTTCGGCACCGGTACCGCCACATTCAACGAACAGGTCACCTGCGCCTGCTGCCCCGTCTGATCGAACACTGTGATCCGATAACTGAAGGCGCCCCCGACCATGGGCCGTCCCGTCAGCAATCCCCCCGTCGAAACATTCAATCCCGCCGGCAGACCCGACGCGCTGAACGTCAACGGCAGCAGACCTCCCGTCGCCACCACCTGGATCGGCGTCAGCACCTGGCCCAAGACCGCCGTCACTACCGGACACGTCACCACCATCGGGGTCGCCCGCACCTGCAGCATGCAGTCCACCTGCGCCGTCGCCGTCACCGTCGCTCCACCGGCCACACTCGTCACCTGCACTCCATAACCCGCAAAACCCACAATCGTCGGTGTCCCCGAAAGCACCCCCGTACTCGATAACGCCACTCCCGCCGGCAAGCCCACGCCTGTAAACGTGTACGTCCCGTAACCGCCCGACGCACTCGCGGAAATCGGCACCAGCGGCTGCCCCACAATCGCCGGCGAGGCCTGTACCGGACACGCCGCACTTAACCCCTGCGCCAACACCCATAACTGACAACTCGCCTGCACCTCGAGTCCGGTCGCGTCCGTCACCCGAATCCCGTAAAACGCCTGCGTCGCCTGCGCCCCCGCTGACGCTAACTGCGGAATTCCCGTGATCACCCCGCTCGTCGAACACAACAAATTCGGCGGCAACCCCGACGTACTAAACCGGTACGGCGGAGTGCCGCCCTGCGCGAAGATCTGAATCGGCGGGATCGACTGTCCGGCCACCACATTATTCAAGACCGGACACGTCACCTGTAATGGCAGCGTCGACGACACCTACTTCTTGCCCTCCAGCACGATCTCGTCCGGCTCCTTCACCGTCACCGTCTTTTCGCGCAACGTCCGCTCATATTGCGGCACCACGTCCGCATCCTTCACCACTTCATACTCGCAATGCACCACCACTCGCGGCAGCACCTTCTCCCTCACCAGCATCCGCCACAGCGTCGGCCGCACCACGAAATACCCCGCCCGCCATTCGTCTACCGTAATCTCACGCACCTTTCGCTCTGTTGCCTGATCCACTGTCTGGTCTACTGGCATCGTGCTCCTCCTTCATTTCGTTCAGCCGCCTGTACAACTCCACCCCAAAGCTGTGATAACTCACCATGATTGTTTCATCCTGGTACCACTCCAGCATCCGTTCGAGTTCTCTCATCTGCTCGCGTATCTGTTCCCCCCGCGTCTGGACTTCCGTCACGGCTCCTCCTCTTCATCCGTAATCCGATCATACGGACTGATCAGTAGCACTTTCCGTTGCCCACCC